CACCTATGACATCGCGCGGGTCAATCATGACTCACCGCCCGGACCAAACGTAACATTGGACAAACCTTGCGCGTTATTGTCCAGCCACTTCTGGCTATAAATCAAGCCGGATGGTTTTCGCATGGTTGGACTTCCTATCACGGTCTCAAGAAAGCCCCCCATTACCGCTTTCGTCCACATCGGCGTGTAAACGATGCCGATACTGCCGTCGTCAAACTCAACTTTGCTTTCTATCCAGCTTTTGTTGGTTTGTCGATTGAAACCAATCCATCGATGCTCCAGATAGCGCACAATGTTCTTCACAACGCACCTCCGCCGTGGCTGCCATTGACAGCCGCGTAAAGCCGCGCGTCGGGATACCGCGCCAGCCGGTGAGTCGGGCACAAGTACGGCACCCCTGGCTGCGACTCTTCGTAAAAGGCCTCGCCGTCAACGTTAATGACGTGGTACCGGTCAGCGTTCGGCGGACAGTCGGCGCACACGAGTTTCGTGTACCGCACGCTGCCTCGGATGTCGTATCGTCTCATGGTGCCCCCTACCGTGCTGCCAGTGACAGCGCCGCAAACACAACGCTGAGCACGGATAGCGCGAATATTGCCCACATCACCGGGCTGGTGCCCTCAGGTTTGTCATTCATCGCCGTCCTCATCCCGCTCATCGAACACCAGGTCGGCAAACTTCACCAGCGCCCGCATCACGTCGTATTCCAGATACACGCGGTCAGTGGGTTCGGTTGGGTCGTTGGCGCGCAACTCGATGCCGAACCCATCGAACGCCGCGTACAGCCCGTCACCCAAGAATTGCACGGTCTCAGTCGTCATAGCCCAATCTCCTTACGTGTCGAACTCGGCCAGCGCCGCGCGAATCACCAATACGGCTGATCCGTCTGTGACCTGGCTGCCGGCAAATTGCAGCACCCGCCACCCCTGAATTGTGGCGGTGTTGATCTTCTCGTAATCCCCGCGCATTCCTGCGGCTCGATTGTGCCGACCTTGGGACCATTCCCCACCGTTGACTTCGACCGCCAACCGCGCAGACGGCCAAGCGAAATCAAACCGCCATCGCCGGGTGTCGTCAAAGCGGACCTGCGTCTCTGGTGTCGGCAATCCCTCAGCGCGCAGTTGGAAAAGTAGCGTCGATTCCAACGGCGATTCGTGCAAAGCCCGTTTGAGCACGTCCAGGTTATCAGCGTCGCGGGGGTTCATGGTTGCCCATCCCGTGCCAGGTCGAATAGCGCCTCATCGATAACCGATCCCGTTGGCGCAGAGAACGACAGAACACGGCCAACGGACAGAGACAAGGGGAGCAGTGGCACCAGCCGCGATGTGTCGGAGCTATAGATCGCGCACGGCAAGTCTCCATGCTGACCCTGTAGAAAGACGAGTATTTCGATCAGGCTAGATATGTGCAGTCTGACATTGCTTCCCTGTTTCGTGATGCGCGGGTATGGCTCGTTCATGGTTGCCCATCCCTCGCCAGGTTCGTAAACCTGACGTATTGTTCGTGAAAATGCAGCTCGAAATCCCCGCGGGCGCCCATGCGGTCTTTGGCCACGCGGATCGTTGCGTTTTCGTTGGCATCGCCGGTGTTTTTCATCCGCGGCCGGTGGATAAACGCCACAATATCGGCATCCTGTTCGAGCTGTCCCGACTCGCGCAGGTCAGCCAGGTCTGGCATCGAATCAGACCTGCCCTCGCTTGCGCGGTTAAGCTGGCAGCAGGCCAGCACCGGCACGCCCAACGTTTTGGCGATTGCCTTGACGCCTCGGCTGACAGCCGCGATTTCCTGCACCCGGTTTTCGGCGCGATCCCCACCACGCATGAGCTGGATGTAATCGACCACGACCAGGCCAGGCTTGACGCGCAGGCCGGATATCCGCGACCGCATTTCGGCAACCGACAGGTCAGGCGTGTCATCGATCCAAATGGGGTAATCCGCAACTTTCGGTGACCAGTGGAGCACGCGATCCCACTCCGCGGTGGTCATTCTGCCATCTCGCATGTTTTCCGCGGGTACCGATGCGACCGCAGCCAGCAGGCGTTGGATGAGCTGCTGCCGGCGCATTTCGAGGGAGAACACCGCCACCGGCACCCCTGACCGTGCGACATTGAACGCCATTTGGAGTACCAGTGTCGTCTTGCCGTGCGACGGCCTGGCAGCAACCAGGATCATTTCGCCGGGTCTGAGTCCGCCGGTCATGTGGTCGAAGAGGTGGAATCCGGTCTTCAGCCCGCTGTTCGGGCTTTGCGCTTCCGCGATCACTTCTCCGATCACGTCGCCAAATGTGGCAAATGTGGCAGTGGTTGCCTTGCGGCTGGCTGCGTCCAGGATGGCCTGGGCTTGCGCAAGCACCTCAGCAGCTTCGTTGGCGGTGTCGTGTGCAATCATGGTCATCTGCGCGGCACCCATAGCCAGGCGTCGCTTGGTGGCCAGGTCGGCAACAACCACGGCGTATTGCGGCGCGGCTGAGACTGACGGGTTGGATGATACCAGGTCGGTCAGGTATGCATCGCCTCCAAGATCGGCCAACTGCCCGCGGTCCTCTAGCAGCCGGCACAGCAGCACGTAATCCACGCTGCTGGTTACCGCGAGGTGCTGCATAGCCTCGAATATCCAGGCGTGCCGTTCGGCGTAGAAGTCGGCCGGGGTCACCAGGCCGTCAATGATCGGCATGAGTGACGGGTCGATCAGGATGGCGCCAAGCAGGGCTTGCTCAATTTCGGGGTTGGCTGGTGGTTGCGTATGGTCCACGTTATCCTCCTAGCTGGTGGCGGTATGCGTCTCGCAGGCGTGCGGGAATTGATCCGGCCGGGTCGCACTTTGCGACCGTGTACCACCCACCTACCGCCTCGACCGCTGCCATGATGGGAGCCGGTAGGGATGGGGTGCCGTAGTAGTGCGCGCGGTCAATTTCGGCCTGAACGACAGCCCACACCATTTCAGGCGCCGGCAGTCCGTTTGGCGGGGTTGCCTTGCCCGCCTTTCCCGGTGCCGATGGTATGCCGTTTGGCACCCACTCCAACGCCCAAGCATAGTTCGTGCGGTTGAATCCCCTGCCGATCCACGCGGTGTAAGCCGCGCGGATGTCGTCTTCGGACTTCCCCGAAATGGCAGCTACGATTGACTCCCATAGCACCTTGTCGGGGTATCTTCCCGTCACCTTGCGGATGGTTTCGATTTCAGTGGGTGGAGGCGGCTTTGCCGCCCTCTCTCTCTTTGCCTTTGCCCCACCCTCTTTTACAGATACCGTTGCACTCCCTCTCTTTTCTGTATCTGTATCTGTATCTGTATCTGGGGCGTTACCGTGCGTTGCATTGCGTTTCACTGCGTTACCGTGCGTTACATCTTCCGGCGTAACGCCAGTTCCGTTACGGGATTCACGGTAACGGCGAACACGTTCGGTGCTGCTGTCTTCCCGTTCTGGCTGGCGTTTTTCCCATGATGCCCAGCGGTCGTCTTGGTCGATCATGCCCTTATCCGACAGTGCAGCAATGATCGACTCAACCACCGATTCGTCAAACCCACTGAATGCAGCATAGGTTTCCACGTCAAACCCCTCGACGCATCCGCGGTCTTTGTGTTGGCTGGCGTAGTCGAGCAGCGCCCAGGCCAGAGCCGAAACCATGCCGGGTTGGACGCCTGCGCGGCGGGCGATTGCTAGCCATTTTGCGTCTGTCGGGGCACCATGCCACGACCGAAACCACGAGGTCACATTGCCACCTTCCATCCCCGGTCGGGTCAGTTGCGCGTGCTGGTCATGCGGTCAATCTCGCTTGCTGGGATGCGCACGGCACCCCAGCGCTTAACCTGGACGGTTGCGATTTTGCCGGCTCGAATCCACCGGTAAACGGTCTGAGGATCAACGTTTAGCCGGGTGGCAAACTCTGATACAGTGAGGTACTTTTCTTCTGTCATTCATTCCCCCTTTATGCAAAATTATACCACCAAGCGCACGGGTAGTCAAAAAGACACCCGTCACCCCGCCTTATCCCCGGCCTCCGTTTCCGTGCCGGGCCGCGTTTCGTACCACGCGCACGCAGTGGCCAGTACTTCAGCGATGCCGTTGACAAATGGTCCAATCCTGGAATCGTCAGTAAACGGGAACTTCGTTTCGGCAGCCGATGCCCAGTGTTTGCACACAGGGCGGTGGGTACACGTCCAGCATTGCTTCATGGTTGATCCTCCGTGTCAAAAAGACACCCGCCCCACCGTCGAGCAGCAGAGCGGGTGATGGGTGGTTAGCTGAGCATCTCGCGCAGGTGATCGAGCTGCATAACCCACGCGGCATCCATCGCGGATTCCCGCGTGGCTGCCACGTCGTCCCACGCGCGATCCAATGTGTGATCATGTTCCGCGGCCCATGCGGCATCCCTCGCGGCAGCGTCTGCGACGTCCCACGCGGCAGGCTTTGCCGTGGAAGCCCACACGGCAGACATTGCCACATCAACAGCAGTGATTCTGTTGCTAGCCCATACGGCAGCTTTTGCGGCTGCCCACGCGGCAGTCCTCGCGGCAACCAATTCGCTATCCGTCGCTTCCCCATTGGCATAGCGTTCGGCCACGTCGCAGGCCGCAACGCTGCGCGGGTCGGGATTATCCACGAGCGCCAGCGCCTGCCGTGCACACCACACGGCAAACAACCGCATGGTTCGTGCGTCGATGAACTCCTCATGCAGCACAACCCACAAGCGATCCTCTGCCGGGCATTCCTCGACCGCGAGCACATCCAGCGCCGTGCCCGTCCAACCTTCAGGCAGGTATCGTCCGGGGTCATAGCACGGTGGTGGATCGAAATTCCTGATCTGGTCGATGGTGACGGTTGGCAGCATGGTTCCCCCTATCGTGCGCGGATCGTCACCGATGGCGCGCCAACCTTGCGAAACGTCGTGATCTCAGGATGCGCCATGGCATAGCCAGCAAGCCCCTTGTCATCCCAGGACACACGGCCCGCGTTGAAGACGGCCATGAGCTGCTGCCCACGCGCTGTCATGCCGTCCAGGATCACGGCGTTGCGGATGTCAGCTTCGATGGCGGCGATGTCATGGGTCAGGGTGGCGATCTCGACACCGTATCCCCCGCGCACGTTTTCGATTGAGCGCTGGATGTCGAGCGGGATCAGCGATTCGATGGTGTTCTGCATACTGGCTTCCACGCTGCGCAGCGTCTCGCGCAGGGTGGCCAGGTCGTCGAGCATTTTTTCTGCGTTACTCATGATCTCCCCCTCAGAACGGCGTATCGGTTTCGAGTGCCGGGCCAAACAGCTCGGCGGTGGCTTGCGCAGCACCCGGCGCCGGCGGCAGCTTGGCGATGCTGTCAAGCATCTGGTCTCGCGGCCTGGCGTCCAGCTTGGCGCGGATGCCGTCGATGAGACGCTGCGCCTCGGTTTGCGTCAGGTCGTTACTGGATTCGGTCGCGCCGGTCGTGATCGCCCGCACCAACTCGTGGCGCTTGGCGTCCCACTCCTTGCCGTAAAGTTGGGTGCCCAGGCCGTGCAGGACGTTGAGCGTCGTGCGGCTTGCGGGCGGCGGGCCGGCCGGTTCGGCCTGCGCGATGGGTGCCGGTGCTGGTTCGTGGATTTCGCCGGTCGCGGTGTTGACCAACGTCAGGGCGGGGCCGTCGTCTGGCAGCTCGGACGGGTCGTAGACCGTCAGTCCCACCGCGTCAGGGCAGTACCACTTGACGCCGTTTGACATGGCGCGGGCAAACAGCATGTTGCGCGGGAACTTGTCGGTGTTTTTTGTGCCTGCCCGCCTGGCGTCCTCCGCTGTGAAGGTCGAAACGCCGGACTGTTGCCACGCGTCGCCCTGGCGTTCAAGAAACACCAGCTCGCACTTGGTGTCATCCAGGTGTTTGACGCGGTAGTCATAGCGCCCGCTGCGCTTAACTGCCTTTGCCAGCATGTCTGCGCCGATTGTCGGTTTCCCGTTGATAACGTGGATTCCAACCATTGACGCAATCGGGCCAAATCCCAACTCACGGCCAGCCAGCACTTTGACGATTGCCTGGGCTGCGCCGCGGGCGTCGGCAAAGTACCCGCTTTCTGACAGGATTTTCCCCAGCGTCATCACGTCCAGCTCTCCGGCTGGCACCGTTACCAATTCGTTGCTCACAGTATCCCCTCCGTCATGATCCCGCGGTGGTCGTCGTCATCGAGCACGAGCCACTCGCGCATGTTGCTTGACTCTTCCCAATCCGGTGCGCCATAGTGCGGCGCTGCTGCTCGCACCAGGTAGACCGGCATGTCAACGGTCACGCAGTGGCCATCGGGGCCAACCACGGACACTTCGCGTTTTCCTGCCGGCAGCAGGTGGACCCACGGCGCGGCCCGGGGATCGTCCGCCGGCATCACAACCTCCACCCAGCCGACGCCACCCTGCCGGACGGCCTGCCGGTGGTACTCCATTCCGTATCGGTTTTCGGCGGCCTGGACCATTTCGGCGCAGGTCATGGCGAGGCGGGCGGCAGCGTTGCCGACGGCGCGCTTGTCACCGTCGAACAGCGAATCTAGCTCAATGGGGTCATTGACACGGGGTTGCGGGCGTGGTATACTCATCTCGAAAGTTCCTTTCTCCTTTGCCCGTCGCGGTGTTTGCCCCACTGCGGCGGGCTTCGTTTTGTGCCGATTCATCCTGGACGGTTGGTCGGTGCATCCTCTTCCTACACTGTGCAGCCTTTATCCGCTTCCCGCCAACCGTCCAGGCGACTTGCACGCCGGGCATTGATTCCCGGACACGGGGGCCATGCGTTCCCCGTGTGCACCCACCGTGCAATCCTTACCCTACCCTCGCCATCACCCAGAGGAGAGAAAATGTCACCCCACATCCGGCAGGCGGGTGCTCGAATCGAGCAGCCCTCGCACCGGGACAACCACAACGCCATTAGCCAGGTATTGGCCGATGGCGTCGCGGATGATCGCACCCATCGCCACCTGACGAGCTAACGCCAAGTCGCGCAGGGTGCGGTATTCGGACTCACTGAGCGTGATTGATAGTGTCTTTCGCATGGCACCATTATAACACAAGATAACATGGGATTCAAGTCCTGAACCTTAAAATTATTGCAAAATGCAGAAACTCGCATGTGTCCCGCGTGTAAGGTTTTTGTCAGGAGTCTATTGACATTCCGCGTGCGTTATGGTATACTGCCTGTAGTGCAATTGTGCACTGCCCGTCGTGTTTGGACATCCCAAAATGACCACCTGCCCAACCGAATCATTCCTGCCGAAATTTGCACGGATCACAAAACCCGTGCTGTTTGCGCGTAGGCTGGGCGGCAATGACTGACGGGCTATGGATGACTGGATCAGATACAGTGACGCCATCATCGCGGAGGCGTGGCGGGAGTTATTGCCGCATCTCCTGGCAGGTCGAGCTGTCCGGTTGGTCGTCAACGCTTCAGCGGGTGAGCCGCTGAGGGTCGAAACGTCGCAATTTTACAAGGATCGTAATTGGCCGGTGGCGCCGAATGGGCAGCCGGCGATAACCTGAGACACGCGCTGTAACCGCACATCGGAGGCGCACTCTCTCACGTTGGTGGGAGTAGTGCGCCTTTTTCGTTTCCTGGCAGCAGTGGGGCATATGACGCTCGAATCAGCACTAGCAGAACTGTACAGCGACCGCGCAAGCATCGAGAGGATTGCGACCGACGCCGGGCTTGACGTGTCGCTTATCGCCTGGGCACCCAGGCCGCTCGACACGTGGCATTCGGTCGTCTCCCAGGCCCGGCAGCAATCGCGGCTGCTGGCTTTGGTTGCGGTGCCGTTGCGTGAGTACCCCTACCACGTCGGCTTGCACACGGCGGTGCAGGCCGAGATACCGGCGGTTACCGCTCCCGTGGCGGAGATTCCGGTCAGGGTCGGGCGGCTGGAGCAGCGCGTCGACGGGCATGAGACCATGATTCAGCGCATCATGGCGGCGATTGACCCAGGTCCAAGGCGGCGAACATCGGTTGCGCTGTTTTGGGGCATCTTGTTCGTCTTGTGGTCATCATGGTTGATCGTCGACATTCGCACGTGGTATTTGGCCAACGTTGCGCAGGCCGCAATCATCACCATCGCAGCCGTCCTAGCAGCATTCGTCGTTCGCTGGCTGCCGGAGGCCGACCGTGAGCAGGATCGGTAGCGGCGGGCGCAACGGGGCGCATCGCCGGCGCATGATTGCCCTGCTCGTTGCGACGATTGCGCTGCTGGCCTGGCTGGTGTATGGCATGATGGTCGACTTGGCGAACCAACCACTGGCGTACAACATCGAGTACGT